CTAAAACCAGACTGATGGCATCCAGTTTGAACTCCTTGGAATACTGTTTTCTCGTGGTCATGTAATTTCCTCCAGTTAAGGGCATTTTCTCTTAACTGGGGTGTGCAGATCCATTGGACCACGTCACTCTGCTCGACAGCGTCAAGGCCCTGTTCAAGCGCCACACCGATAAATCCAAGGGCGACTTCTCCGCCTTCCGGGCCGATCTGGAAAAGACCCTCGGCCTGTTCGTCGAAAAGCACAGCGCCCTCGAAACCGCCCTCGACGAGAGCACCGCTGCCTTCAACGACTTGAAGGATCAGCACCAAGCCCTGCTCGAACGCTTCGAGGCTCTCTACACCCGGCTCGACAACGACCCCGACACCCCGCCCCGCGCCAGCGCCACCGGCAGCGACGGCGCCCCCGTACTCACCGACTGCTAAGGACTGCCACCCATGCGCAACGACACCCGCATCGCCTTCAACAACTTCACCCAGCGCCTCGCGCAACTCTCGGGCGTTCCCAGCGCCACGGAGAGCTTCACCGTCGAGCCCAGCGTCCAACAAACCCTGGAAAGCAAAATCCAGGAGAGCTCCGAATTTCTCGGCCGCATCAACATCATCGGCGTCGACGAACTCAAGGGCGAAAAACTCGGCCTCGGTCTCAGCGGCCCCATCGCCGGCCGCACCGACGTCAGCGCCAACGACCGCGCCCCCCGCGACCTCACCGGGCTCGAAGACAACGGCTACGAATGCGTCAGCACCGAGTTCGACACCTTCCTGCCCTGGAGCAAGCTCGACGCCTGGGCCAAATTCCCCGACTTCCAGGCCCGGGTGCGCAACGCCATCGTCCGCCAGCAAGCCCTCGACCGCATCATGATCGGCTTCAACGGCACCAGCGCCGCCACCGCCACCAATCGCGCCACCAACCCGCTGCTGCAGGACGTGAACATCGGCTGGCTCGAAAAGTACCGCACCCACGCCCCGGCCCGGGTCATGACCGAGGTCGTCGCCGAATCCGATGCCATCACCATCGGCGAGGGCGGCGACTACGCCAACCTCGACGCCCTGGTGTTCGACGCGGTGAACAACCTCGTCGACCCCTGGTTCCGCGAATCCACCGACCTGGTGGCCATCATGGGCCGCGAAATGCTGGCCGACAAATACTTCCCCATGATCAGCGCCCACGCCCAAACGCCGACGGAAAACCAGGCACTCGACCTCATCATCAGCCAGAAACGTGTCGGCGGCCTGCAGGCCGTGCGCGCACCCTTCGTGCCCGCCGGCACAGTCTTCATCACCAGCCTGGAGAACCTCTCCCTCTACTGGCAAACCGGCAGCCGGCGCCGGCACATCATCGACAACCCCAAGCGCAAGCGGGTGGAGAACTACGAATCCAGCAACGACGCCTACGTGGTCGAGGACTACGGCTTCGGCTGCCTGATCGAAAACGTCACCTTCGACGTCCCCGCGGGCCCCTGATACCACCCTGAGAGCGAGCAGTACCCCGGGGTAACCAGCACCATGGCTGGCGCTGCCCCGGGCTTTTAAGGAGACACCGATGGCAACACCCGCCCAACGACACTTCCAGCGCGCCATGGCGGCCACCGCCGCCGGCGCAGCCCCCGCCGGAGCACCCCAAACCGGCGACCAGTACGAACTCATGGCCGCCGCCCTGTGGGAGGCGCGCCGCACCCTCAAGGCCATCAAATCCGTCGAGGCCAAGGTCGAGAAAAAGCGCCAGCTCCTGCCCCAGTTCGCCCCCTACACCCAGGGCGTTCTGGCAAAGGGCAACGGCGCCCAGGACGACGTGCTCATGACCTGCATGGTCTGGCACTTCGACATCGGCGACCTCGACAGCGGGCTGGAAATCGCCGAATACGCCCTCCGCCACGGCCTCAACACACCCGACCACTACGAGCGCGACACCGCCTCCCTGGTGGCCGAGCAGGTCGCCGACGAAGCTCTCAAACTCATCGATGTCGACGGCACCAATCTCGAATCCCTGCTCGGCACCCTTCACCGCGCCTACGCCCTCACCGAAGGCGCCGACATGCACGACCAGATCCGCGCCAAGCTCCACAAAGCCATGGGCTACGCCTGGCGCGCCGTTGGCGAGCCCCAGGCCGCCCTCGATAACCTCAACCGCGCCCTCGTGCTCAACGACCGCGTCGGCGTCAAGAAGGACATCGAAAAACTGGAGCGGGAACTCAAAAACGCCGGGGGCCAGGACAACAACTAGCCACCCCAACCAGGTCGCACGCCGACGCCGGGAGGGCGCCGGGCCAAGGTGACGTTCTCCCACCGACAGCCCGGCCCACCCTTCCACCACCCCGGCTCGCCCTGCCAGCAACGAGGTCACCATGTCACTGATTGCCTACGGCACAGCACCGACCCAAGACGCGCCCGAGGCCATCGACAACAACGGCTTCTGGCCCGCTGTGGATCCTGCCGACTTCAGGCAAACCCATCGCATCGACACCAGCATCGCCCCCCCCAGGGTCAGCCACGCCCTCGCCCTTGCCATCGCCGACATCAACCGTCAACTGGCCGACTGGCAAACAGCACAACAAGCCGCGGGCGCGTCGACAGCTGACGACATCCCCTCCCTCTACTGGGCAAACCCAGGCTACTACCTCCTGCTCTACCGCCAGGCCGTCTACGCCACCGCCCACGCACTATTGATGGAACGCTACCGCGACCACAGCGCCACCGGCGTCGGGGACGAACGGGGCCAAGCCAAGGACTTCGCCGCCGACGACTACCGCCGCGACGCTCGCTGGGCTGTGGCCGAAATCACCGGCCGCACCCACACCACCGTGGAGCTCATCTAATGCGCAGCGCCAGAGCCCGCCAGGGCGAAACCCTCGACGCCCTCTGCCACCGCATCCTCGGCGTCACAGCCGGCGTCACCGAACACACCCTCCGGCTCAACCCAGGCCTCGCCAGCCACGGCCCCATCCTCCCCGAAGGCACCCAGGTCGCCCTGCCGGAAGCCACCACCGCGCCCCACCGCATCGACACCCTGCAGCTATGGACATAGGGGGCAAGGCAATGAACATGATGATCAGAAGGACCGTACACCCCATGCTCGACGACCAAAGCTTCAGCCTGCGCGAACTCATCCCCTTCATCGGCGCCATCGTCAACGGCGCGGTTGGTGGCTGCGTCGCCAGCATCCAGCACAACCGCACCCGGCGCGAAACCATCACCGCCTACGCCATCGCCTACGCCGTCACCGGTGCCTTCGGCGCGGTACTCGCCCTGGCCGGCGCCACCCTCTTCTTCCCCGGCAGCATCATTGGCTGGAGCCAGCTCATCCTCCTCACCGGCGCCGCCAGCATCATCACCGCCCTGGCCCTCGCCGCCGGCAACCTCTCCATGCGCCTCGTCCTGCGCAAAATCGGCCTCGAGGTCACCATCAACGTACAAAAGGCCAACACCCATGAAAGCCACTGACACCGACATCCTCGTCGGCGCCCTCACCATCCACGGCGAAGCCCGCGGCTGCACCCAGGAAGGCCGCCTCGCCATCGCCCACACCCTCCTCAACCGCGCCAAGGCAAGGCGCTGGTGGGGCACCGGCGTCCCCGGCCACCCCGATCACTCCATCGCCGCCGTCTGCCTCAAACCCTGGCAATACAGCGTCTGGAACGCCAACGACCCCAACTACACCCTACTGGTGCGCCTGCGCCAGGAATACCGTCAGGCCATCCAAAAAAAACCTGCCGCGCCGCCCTCAAGGCCCTCATTGATGCCCTCGACGGCCACGCACCCGACCCCACCGGGGGCGCCACCCACTACCTCACCATCCGGCTCCACAACAGCCCCCGCGCCCCCGCCTGGTCACAGCGCGACAACTACCTCGAAATCGGCGCCCACCGGTTTTTCACCGGCATCGACTGAAAACCCCGCCCATAAGGAACCGCCCATGAAAGCCCTCAAAACTCCCCTGGCCACAGCCCTGCTCCCCGCCCTGGCCCTCATCCTCACGGCAATCCTCAGCGGCTGCGCAACACCCGGCGCCCCTCAATTGCCCGTCCAGTTCGCCACCCTCAAACTCATCGAAAACAACAACGTCAGCGCCACCGAGGTCATCCAGCGGGTTGCACTGGTGCGCACAGTACTGGACGACACACAAACCCTCGCCCTCGGCGAGCTGGGCAACCACGTGCGCCACCTGGTGGGCTACCACACCCTATCCCCCGCCGACCGCCTGCTGGTGGATGCCCTCCTCGGCGACGTCCACCACCGCCTCGCCATAGGCCTCGACGTCCCACTCAGCGCCCAACACCGCGCCCTCATCCTCACCGTGCTGGACTGGATAGAACAAGCCGCGATCGCCAGTGGCGGCCACCGCGAGCCCAGCCCCGGATGAAGGCCCACCTCATCCACGGCTTCAACGTCAGCGACGGCGGCAGCGACAGCATCGGCAAGCTCGCCCCCTTCTTTGCCCTTGAGGGCATCGACGTCATCGACCACAACTACGGCTGGGTCGGCCTGCTGCGCCTGCGCTGGCGCAACCGCAAGGCCACCCGCCGCATCCTCCCCCACATAGCCCCCGGCGACATCCTCGTCGGCCACAGCAACGGCTGCCTCGTGTGCTGGGAACTGCTCGAAGCAGGCGCCCCCGCCGGCGCCGTCATCTGCATCCAGCCCGCCCTGCGCCGCGACTGCCCCTGGCCCACCCACGTGCCCGTGCTGTGCCTCTACAACCCCGCCGACTGGATCGTCAGCCTGGGGCGCCTATGGGGGCGATTTATCAGCGTCGCCAACCCTATATCGCGTCGCCACGGCTGGGGCGCCGCAGGGCGCCACGGCTTCGACCCCGCCCCCAACATCACCAACTGGAACACCGACACCCCGCCCGTGCCCGCCCGCGGCCACGCCGGGCTGTTCCACACCCGGCCCCTGCTGCACTGGGGTCCGCGTATCCACCACTGGGCCATAACCACCACCGGCACCCGCACATGAAAAAACTGCAATCCCTGCGCGCGCACCTCATCAACGCCATCCCGGGCCTGGCCGCCAACCCGGACAAGCTCCTCACCTTCATAGAAGACGGCACCATCGAATTCCACCGCGGCCAAACCCTGTCCCACCAATACAGCGTCCCCGTCAAAATCCTCCTGATGGACCACAGCGGCGACCTCGACACCGTCATCATCCCCCTGTTGCAATGGCTCTCCCACTACCAGCCCAACCTGCAACCCAGCGAAGCCGTGCGCTTCCAGGCCGAACTGCTCACCAACCAAAGCTGGGACCTCGCCATCGACGTCACCCTCACCGAGCGCGTCGTCGCCCTGGTGGACTGCGCCGCCGGCCGCATTGATGCCGAACACCGCATGCCCGAATTCCCCATCGACGCCTGCCCCGCCACCCACTGGCAGCTTTACCTGCGCAACGCCGACGTAGATCCCGGCTACACCCTCATCGCCGAATGGGGCGACACCCCAGAGGAACCACCCGGTGACTGACCTCGACGCCCTCGAAAGCTGGGTCGCCCCCCTGCTGGACAAATTGCAGCCCGCCCAGCGCCGCAAGCTCGCCGCTGCCATCGCCCGGGAACTGCGCCGCAGCCAAAGCGCCCGCATTCGCGCCCAGCAAGACCCCGACGGCAGCCCCTTCCAACCCCGCAAACCCCAGCACCGCCAGCACCGCCAGCGCCAGGGCGCCATCCGTCGCGGCCCGATGTTCGCCAAAATCCGCCAGGCCAAACACCTGCGCATCACCAGCAGTCCCAGCGCCGCCGGCGTCGGCTTCACCGGCCGGGTTGCCCGCATCGCCCGCGTCCACCACTACGGCCTGCGCGACCGCGTAACCCCCGGCGGGCCCCACTACCCATACCCCGCCCGCCCCCTGATCGGCATCAGCGAGGCCGACCGCAACCTGGTGCGCGACATGCTCATCGACCACCTCACCTGAGCCCGCCCCTGTAACCCCGCCATTTACACCCACACCGCGTGGCGCCACGCGCCCGCGCGGGCAAGCATACCGGCATGAACAACACCGCCGAACTGCTGCGCCTGATACACAACCTGATCCGCCTGGGCACCATCGCCCAGGTGGACCACAGCGCCGCCCGTGTCCGTGTCGCCAGCGGCCAACTGCTCACCGGCTGGCTCCCCTGGGTCAGTGCCCGCGCCGGCACCACCACCGACTGGGATCCCCCCATAGAGGGCGAACAAGTCCTCGTGTTCTCCCCCGGTGGCGACCCCGCCGCCGGCGTCGTCCTGCCCGCCCTCTACCAACAGCAACACCCCGCCCCGTCGGACAACCCACACCTGTGGCACCGCACCTTCCCCGACGGCGCCGTCATCCAATACAACCACCAGCAGCAAGCCGCCCACATCACCCTGCCGCCAGGGGCCACCCTCCACCTGGTGAGTGACGGCGGCATCACCGTCGTCGGCGACGTCACCATCACCGGCAACCTCGCCGCCAGCGGCCACGTCAGCGACGGCGTGCGCACCATGGCCGCCGACCGCGCCATCTACAACGGCCACAATCACCCCGGTGACAGCGGTGGCACCACCGGCGCCCCCAACCCGCAGCAATGAGCGCCATGAACGCAACCACAGGGCGCCGGATCGACGGCCTCGACCACCTCCGCCAAAGCGTGCGCGACATCCTCACCACGCCCGTGGGCACCCGCGTCATGCGCCGCGACTACGGCTCACTGTTGCCCGACCTCATCGACCAACCCCTCAACGACGCCACCCTGCTGCGCGCTTACGCCGCCACCGTCATGGCCCTGCTGCGCTGGGAACCGCGCCTGCGCATCACCGCCGTTCGCCGCCGCATCAATACCAGTCACCCCGGCGGCGCCATCCTCGAAATTGACGGCCAAACCCGTGACGGCCAGCCCGTATTCCTGGAGACAGCCATCACATGAGTATTGATCTATCCCTGCTGCCCCCTCCCAGCATTATCGACTCGCTCGATTTCGAGACCCTGTTCGCAGAGCGAAAGGCACGTCTGCTAGAGCTCACACCGGAGGGTGATCGCCCCACCCTGTCTGAAGCCCTCGCCCTCGAAAGCGAACCCCTCGTTAAACTGCTGCAAGAGAACGCCTACCGTGAGTTGCTGCTGCGCCAGCTACTCAACGAACGCGCCCAAGCCCTCCTGGTGGCCTATGCCACCGGTGCCGAGCTAGACCACATCGGCGTCAGTTACTACGCCACCGCACGGCTGCAAATCAACCCCGGCGACCCAGACGCCATCCCCCCGGTTGCCCCCCTGTATGAAAGCGACACTGACTACCGCCGCCGCCTATTGCTGGCCCCCGATGGCTGGAGCACGGCAGGGCCTCGCGACGGCTACATCTACCACGCCCTCTCTGCCGATGGCGACGTTAAAGACGCCAGCGCCATCACCCTCGCGCCGGGGCAGGTCACCATTACCGTGCTTTCCAATACCGGCAACGGCATTGCCGATGCCGGCCTGCAGGCCACCGTATTGGCCGCCTTGAATGACGACACCGTGCGTCCTCTCACCGATAGCGTCAGCGTGCAAAGCGCCACGGTGATCGAATACAACATCGCCGCCACCATCACCGTTGCCCCCGGTCCCGATGCCAGCGTGGTGCGCGATGCCGCCGAGGCCAAAATCCAGGCCTTTGTAGATGCTCACCACAAACTGGGGGCAGGCGTGGTGCGCGACGCCGCCCTGGCGGTGCTCTACGTCGAAGGTGTCAGCCGGGTTGAACTCAACCTCGAGCAAGACATCACCTGCGACAACACCCAGGCCGCCTACTGCACGGCAGTAACGGTGACCTTGGCATGACACTGTTACCCCCCAACAAAACAGCGCTCGAAGCCCGCCTGGCCGAAACCCTGGCCGACGCCACAGCTCTCCCCGTTAACCACCACAGCCTGTGGAACCCCGCCACCTGCCCACTCAATATCCTCCCCTGGCTCGCCTGGGCGGTGGGCGTCGTCGAGTGGTCGGCCGAGTGGCCAGAACAACAGCAGCGCGCCGTGGTTGCCGCCGCGCTTGAACGGCGCCGTCGGCTGGGTAATGTCACCAGCACCCAAGAGGCTATCGAAAACCTGGGGCTACCCGGGCTGCTGTTCAGCGAGTGGTTCAGCTACGGCGGCAATCCTGCCACCTACCGGATTATCAACACCGTTCCGGGGCGGGAAATGGACCAATCTCAATACGACCAAATCATCAACACTCTGCATCGCAACAGTCGGTTATCCGCCTGGCCCCACCTGGTGGGCTGGTCGCCAATCTCCAGGGGCATCCTGTCTTCAGCCCAGGCAACGACACACCTCAACACGGTAACGCTCTATCCAGAGGACTCCCCATGACACAGTTTTACACCCTGCGCACTGCCGTGGGCTTGCAAAAATACGCAGCGGCTGAAATCAGTGGCAACCCCGTCCAGCTAGCCACCATTCACATCGGCACCGGCGGTGGCGAGGGGTTCTACAACAGCTACGACTCCGCAGCCCTGGTCGCGCGCACAGAGCTGGTCGATGAGCGCTGGTCCGCGCCCATCAGCTTTATGGCGGTGGATCCAGACAACCCCTCGCGAATCATTGTCGAAGGCGTGATCCCACAAGACGAAGGCGGCTACTCCATTCGCGAAGTGGGCATCAAGGATGCGGAGGATGACCTGATCGCCATCGGCCGTTTTCCGCCCACCTACAAAATGTCCCTCGCCGACGGCTCCGCGCAGGAAATTCTTATCCGCGTACTGGTGGAGTGGGCCAACGCCAGCCTGGTGACACTGGTGGTGGATCCGTCACAAGCGCTGGCCACCCATAGGTTTATTTACGATTACGCCCCCCGCGTTCGTCGCCCACTCAATATCGCGCCAGTCGGTGGTATTGAAGCCCTTTTTACGCCAACCCTTGAGGGTGGGCCTTACTACCCACTGCACGGCATTCCCCAGCTACAGCGTCATTTTTATGTGTACGACAATGCCGATGGTGCGGGCAACCCCCTTTACACAGGAGTAGCAATCGCGCCAGATACCATTACGCCTGCGTTATCACACACCGTAGAGACAAACTTGCCGCAACAGTCAACCTTCTGGTGGTGCTATCAAGATGAAACCGTGCTCGACGATATTAGCGACAAATCCCCACTGACCAGCTTTACCACACCGGCGATATTTGTTGAGGCGCCCACCATCACCAGCCCTGCCGATGAGGCAGTAGACGTGCCAGAAATGCCCGTCATTGAAACCAGTGCCTTTTCCGTGGCTGGCGGTACAGACACCCACATCGCCACGCAAATCCGCATACGCCTGGCATCGAATGGAACGGTCATTCACGACAGTGGGGATATCACCGCAAACATGACAGCCTATGCCATCCCGGAAGGGGTCTTACAAGACGGTGAAACCGGCTACCTGGTCGAGGCCCGGCATCAAGGTGAAACGTACGGCTGGTCGGAGTGGTCTGCTCAAACTGGGTTTACAACTGAAGTGGAATTTTTCGACCCCACCAATATCGGCGCGCCCTATGGTGGTGGGTATATTGCAGGCACTATCGTCTCGGATTATGACGGGCTCACCTATTTGCTTATCCTCTCCCCCGGCGACGGCGACAGCGGCAGCTCTACCAGAAATTGGCGTACCACCTCAACGATTGTCAACAACACCGGCGGCGTGCCCCCCAACACCGCCGCCGACGGAAAAGCCAATTACGACGCCATCATCGCCGCTGCGGCAGGCGACTTGACATTGTTCCCTGCCGTTAAATGGTGTGAGGACAACTGTAATGCTGGCTCAGGGCTTAATGGCTATACCGACTGGTATTTGCCCTCACGGGACGAACTTGAGCTGTGCTACCGGCACTTCAAACCGAAAAATGCCGATAACGAAAATACGTTGAGAGATGCCAGCACCTGGTATGGGGCTGCGGCGGTCTATGGCACCAATCAAAACTCGGATCCGCCGGGATCAGGCTATTCCGACGACGACCCTCCTCAAACCTCACTGGTGCCATTTCAGGAGGGCCAGGCCGAGGCCTTTGCAACGGGCTTTTACTGGAGTTCCACCGAAGACAATGGGCCTGACGCATGGATCCAAAATTTTTGGCACGGCCGTCAATTACGCAGCGGGTTTACCGCGCTGCAAAGAGTCCGCGCAGTCCGCCGAATTCTGTTGAGCTAGCGGTAATTATCAGGAGCCACCATGCAGCACCTCACCGCCCACTACATCGACGCCAAAGACGGCCGCCCCGCCAATCTATTCCCATTGCGCCACGGCCCGGCACTACCGCACCCCGCGCTCATCGTCGATGCTGTCGACCGGCGCGCCAAGCCGGCCATTATCATCGGCCGCCTGCCCGACACGGTGCCCTTGCCGCCAGCGGCAACGGCAATTACAGAGCAACAGCATGCCGACCTGCTCACCGACTACAACACCTGGCGCGCCCAGATCCATCTCGACAACATCGAACAACTACGCGCCGTAAAATCCCAACAGATCGACGGCAACTTTACCGCCGTGGTCGACCAAATTCGCGCCGGCTACCCCGATTACGAAATCGAATCCTGGCCACAACAACAAGCCCAAGCTGAACGCTACGCGGCCGACAATACCGCACCGGTGCCCCTCCTCGAACACATCGCCGCGGCCAAAGGCCTTGCCGTTGCCGACGTGGTGGCACGCATCCTCGCCAATGCCACCGCCTACAGCCAAGCCTACGGGCAGGCCCTGGGTACCAAACAACGGCGCCAGGAAGTCCTCGCCGCTATCGACGCCAATGCCCCAGACGCCGCCGCACAGATTGACGCCGTTTAACTCGATCGCCACGGCCGCCTGTAAAACCTGCGCATACAGCCCCCCTCGCTGGCAGCCCGCGCCCGCGCGGGCAACCATGGTGACGTATCGCTTACCACGGTAACCGGGGGGCGAATCTACCCTCAGCCACCTGCGCAGGAGCACAACACATGCCCGAGACCTATCACCACGGCGTCCGTGTCGTCGAAATCAACGAAGGCACCCGCCCCATTCGCACCGTCTCCACCGCCGTCATCGGCCTGGTGGCCATCGCCAGCGACGCCAGCGCCGAGCGCTTCCCCCTCAACACCCCGGTGCTAATCACCGACCTGTACGCAGCCATCGCCGATGCCGGTGTCGAGGGCACCCTCTCCCGCGCCCTGCGCGCCATCGTGGCGGAAACCCGCGCCCTCGTCGTTGTGGTACGGGTGGAGGAAGGCATCGACGACGCCGCCACCACAGCCAATATCATCGGCGATGTGGATGCCCAAACCGGGCAGAAAACCGGCCTGCAAGCCCTCCTGGTGGCGGAACAGCACCTGGGCGTAAAACCCCGCATCCTTGGCGTGCCCGAGCTCGACACCGCCGACGTCGCCACCGCCCTTGTCGCCATTGCCCAGGCCCTGCGCGGGTTCGCCTACCTCAGCGCCCACGGCTGCGCCACCGTCACCGAAGCCGTCACCTACCGCGACAGCATCGGCGCCCGCGAAGCCATGGTCATCTGGCCCGACTTCACCGCCTTCGACGTGGTCGCCGAGGCCACCGCCACCCTGCCCGCCGTCGCCAAGGCCCTGGGCCACCGCGCCCGCCTCGACAACGAGATCGGCTGGCATAAAACCCTCTCCAACATGCCCGTCAACGGCGTCACCGGCATCAGCGCCGACGTCAGCTGGGACCTGCAAGACCCCGCCACCGACGCAGGCCTGCTCAACGCCGCCGACATCACCACCCTGGTGCAAAAATCCGGATTCCGCTTCTGGGGCAGCCGCACCTGCAGCGAGGATCCGCTGTTCGCCTTCGAAAACTACACCCGCACCGCCCAGGTCGTGGCCGACACCATCGCCGAGGCGCACCTGTGGGCCATCGACAAACCCATGCACCCCAGCCTGGTGCGCGACATCATCGAAGGCATCAACGCCAAGTTCCGCGAGCTCACCCGCCGCGGCTACATCCTCGGTGGCTCCGCCTGGATGGACGACACCCTCAACACACCCGACGTCCTCAAAAGCGGCAAGCTCTACATCGACTACGACTACACCCCGGTGCCACCCCTGGAAAACCTCATGTTCCAGCAGCGCATCACCGACCAATACCTGGTGGACTTCGCCGACCGCGTCGCCTGATCGGCACCGACCACCGCCCCTGAAAGGAGATACCCATGGCACTCCCCAAAAAACTGAAAGACTTCAACCTCTTCGGCGACGGCAACAACTGGCAGGGGCAAATCCCCAGCCTCACCCTGCCGGAACTGGCCCGCAGCATGGAGGAATACCGCGGCGGCGGCATGGACGGCACCGTGGAAATCGACATGGGGCAAGAAGTCATCGAGTTTGAATGGACCGCCGCCGGCATCATCGCCGACATCTTCAACGACTACGGCACACCCATTCACGACGCCTCCCTGCTGCGCTTCACCGGCAGCTACGAAAGCGACGAAACCGGCGAAATCACCCCGGTCGAGGTGGTGGTGCGCGGCCGCCACAAAACCATCGCCATGGGCGAGGCCGAAAGCGGTGGCGACAACCAGATCGAAACCACCACCAGCTGCACCTACTACAAGCTCACCGTGGCGGGTGAAGACATCATCGAAATCGACATCCCCGGCATGGTGTTTATCGTCCGCGGGGTCGATCGCCTGGCCCAGCGCCGCGCCGCGCTGGGGCTGTAAACGCCGGGGCCGTTCCACACCCTCTCGCACCGCCCGGCACGGTGCAGCACAGCGCGCGATGTCACCCCTGATCCGCCCCAAGGTACAAACGGATCAGGTGCGATCAAGGCCGGGAACGGGGCAACCATAAGCGGCCAAATCGCGCGAAGCCGGGACACCCAACTCTCTCGCAGCCACACCCCTCGAGGACAACACCATGAGCGGAAAAACCGAACACACACAACCCCCTACAGCGGTCGCCACAGCCACCACCGAGCACATCGAACTGGAGTCCCCCATCGAGCGGGCGGGTAAAACCATCACCCAGGTGGCGATTCGCAAGCCCATGGCGGGCGCGTTCCGCGGGGTGGCGCTGATGGATGTCATGCAAATGGATGTCGCCGCCCTCACCAAGTTACTGCCCCGCATCACCGAGCCGGCCCTCACCGAGGCCGAAATCCGCACCATGGACCCGGCGGATATCGTCCAGATGGGCATCGCGGTGACCGGTTTTTTGTTGACGAGGTCGGCCAAGGCGGAGTAATCCCTCGCCAAGTCGAAGACGCCATGGCCGATATCGCCGTGATTTTTCACTGGGGCCCAGAGCAGATGGACCCCCTCAACCTTTCCGAACTCATGGCCTGGCGAGAGCGGGCGCGCCAGCGCAGCGGGGCAAAACCCCCGCGTAGCGGCGCCAAAAAGTAGAGGCTATACTGTGATCCATGGCACTCATCCTCAATATCCTGCTGTTCATCAGCCTGGCTCTCGGCGCCGTGTTTATGTTCGCCCTGGGGCTGTGGGCCATCGTGCTGCCCTTCTGGGCGCTGAGCCAGGCCTTCGGCACGTCGGACGCTGCGCTCAAAGAGCAGCTTGCCGAGAGCCAGGCGCTACTGGCCAGCAGCGAAGAACCCCGCCAGCAAGCGCCCGGCTAACCCGTGTAAGCGGAGGCTGATATGGCCTCCGATCTCAAACTCCAGGTCATCCTTGGCGCGGTCGATAAAGCCACCCGGCCTATTCAGCACATCACCAAACAGATCAAGTCGCTCAATCAGGCCTACGGCGACAACAAATCAGAGCTCAAAGCCCTGCAGGCACAGCAGCGGGATGTCACCGGCTATCGCAAAGCCAATATCGAGCTGCGCAACCAAACCCGCGCCATACGCGACCTGCAAGGCAAAAGCCAGGGGTTAACAGCAGCGCTCGACAAGCAGCGCGAAGCCAACGTCAACATCAAAAGCAATCTCAAAGACGCCCGCAGTCAGTACAACAAGCTGGCCAAGGCCATGCTCGACGGCAAGGCCAGCGGCGCAGAATTCCACCGCGAGCTGGAAAAGGCCCAAATCAGGCTCCTGTCAGCGCAACAGGCATCCGACAGATCCAGCCGCGCCATCAAAAAGTACCAACAGGAAATCAAAAGCACCGAAACCCGGCTCAAGGCGCTGGGCAGCAGCCACGACATCACTCAAGAAAAGCTCGGCCGCTACAAACAGCAGCTAAGCGATGCCGGTATCAGCACCGACAAACTGGGGCATAAATCCAAAGCCCTGCGCAGCGACGAGCAGCGCCTCACCGATGCCCTCGACCGCCAAAAAGCCCAACTCAACCAGCTCATCGGCAAGCAGGACAAACTCAACAAGGTCCGGCAGCAAGGTAAAGACCTTCACCGCGCGGGCATGGGCGTCATGGCCCATGGCGTGGGCGCCGCGTATATGGGGCAAGCGGCGGGCAGGCAACTGCTCAAGCCTGTGTCGGCGTTTTCGTCGATGGAAACCGCACGCACCGACTTGCGTGTAGAGCTGATGGATCAATCGGGCAAGGTTGGCCCGGAGTTTCAAAAAATCATCGATCTATCCACCAACCTGGGTAACAAGCTCCCCGGCAATACCGCCGATTTCATCAACATGATGACCATGCTCAAATCCCAAGGGATGTCCACCCAGGGCATCCTTGGTGGGCTGGGTGAATCTGCGGCCTACCTGGCCGTGCGCATGAAACTGCCCGCCGACGAAGCCGCCAGGTTTGTCTCCGTTTTACAGGAAAACACCGGCACATCCGAAAAAGACATGTTTGGCCTGGTCGATGTTATCCAGCGCCTCAGGGGTGTCGGCCTCGAGGCAGACAACCTGCTCGGCGTATACAAAAATCTCGGGCCGGTCATGCAAACCATCAATCGCCAGGGGCTTGATGGCGCCACCGCACTGGCCCCCTTCGTGGCGATGCTCGATCAAGCCGGTATGCGCGGCGACTCAGCGGGTAATGCGATTCGCAAAGTCGTCAACGCCTCGCTCAATATGGACAAGGTCGCCAAAGCCAACAAGCTGATGCAAAAAAATGGCCTGGCGCTGCTCGACTTCACCGACGGCAAGGGTGAGTTCGGCGGTATCGACCAATTCATGGCCGAGCTGAACAAGCTCAAAAATCTCGACACTGTCGCCCGTGGCGACGTTATCAGGGAACTCTTCGGCGACGACGCAGAGACCGGCATCGCTCTTGGCAAAATCATCGAACAGGGCGCTGAGGGCTATCAAGATATTGTCCGCAAGCTGCAATCCCAGGCTGATCTGCGCAAGCGTGTCGAGGAGCAACTCGGCACCCTCGCCAATCTATGGGACGCCGCCACCGGCACCTTTACCAATACTCTGGCCGTCGTGGGCGAAGCTTTAGCGCCGGAACTGAAAGCCCTGTCCCGCTGGTTTGGCGACCTCTCCGAAAAAATCGGCACCCTCGCCAAAGAAAACCCCACCCTCACCCGAGTTCTGGCACTGCTGGCCGCTGGCATCAGCGCCGTGCTGGTTATCGGCGGTGGCCTGGCCGCCACAGTGGGCCTGTTGATGATGACGGCAGGGGCAATCAAAATGTCCGCCGCCGCGGGCCTATTGCTTAAACCCGTGGTGTGGGTGCTTAGCGGATTGGCAAAAGGAGGGCTTCTGCTGGCCAAAACCGCCTTGCCTGCCCTGCTGGTAGGGTTCAAAGCATTGGGTGCTGTGATACTGGCCAACCCTGTGGGCTGGCTCCTCGGCGCCATTGCCGCCATTGTTCTGGCGGCAGGCCTTATTTACAAATACTGGGCACCCATCAAAGGCTTTTTCCTGGGGTTCTGGCAGGGGCTTGCCAGTGCTGTCGGCCCCGCCATAGTCGCCTTTGGCAAAGCCTTGGCGGTTTTGTTGCAGTTTTTCCCCATACGCCATGTGTTCGAGGGCATCGCAGGTGTAGTGGGCTGGTTATGGCGTGGATTCAAGTCGCTATTTTCCCCAGTGGCGACTGTCGGCGGCGAGTTTGAAAAAGCCACCAGTATCGGTCGAGCATTTGGCCAGATGCTAGGGAATTTGGTGATGTTCTTCCCAAACCTCATCAGCGGCTTCGTCGGCCTGGGTGTGAGCCTTGTCGACGGCCTTATCGGCGGCATCACCACCAGGCTCGGCGCCCTCAAGGAAGCGATCGTCGGCGTCGGAGGCAAAGCCGCCAACTGGTTCAGGGCAAAGCTCGGTATCAACTCCCCCAGCCGCGTGTTTGCGGAATTTGGCGTCAACACCGTACAGGGCTACCAACAGGGTCTACAGCGCAAAGAATCCGCACCCATGAAGCAAATGGAAGGTATGGTCAAACGCCTCAAGCAGGCCGGCGCCGGGCTGGCCATGGCCGCCTCGGCCCATGCCATGCCCGTACCGACGCTGCCCAATATCGGCATCGATGCACCCACCCTACCCCGCAGCATCGGCATCGATAAACCCCAATCCGCCACCCTGGGCCTGCCGGACCTGCCTCGCATGGGCGTGGATCTGCCGCCCCTGCCGCGCCTGGGTATCGATACGCCCGCCCTGCCCCGCAGCATCGGCATCGACAAACCCCAATCCGCCACC